TTTGAATAATGCTAAATAAAGTTTACAAAAACCTACACTTTTGTAAGATATACTTTACATAATAGGCATAATTCCGTTTAATTGTCCCGTTTTTTACGAAATAAATTGGACTTTTTATGGTTATAACCCTAATAACATCAAAGGTTTTAACAGATTTACCTGTATAATAATACATTATTAAGTAAAATGAACCTTAATTAAGTGTTTTACTTATTTAGAATGAATATAAATTACACTTTTTTCTATTCAGAAAACTTAATAAACACAAGGATTTTAAAAATAATTTAAAAATAATTGTTAAAAAGTATTGTAGTTATTAAAATAGTATATATATTTGCATATAATTATTAACGAAACAATTAAAACTATGAAAACAATTCAAAAAAACACAATTTTAAAAGCAACAGCAATTGGCGATAGCAACTGCGTATGGACTGCAAAAGTAATTGAAAGAAAAGGCAATTTTGTTATTGCTTTAATACAAGGCGAAATTGTACGCAAAAAAGTAAACGTTTGGAACGGAGAAGAATTTGTTTATTTATTAGGTAGGTATTCAATGTGTCCAGTTTTTACAATAGCGTAATAAAAAAACAAGGGGTGCGACTTGGTAACGCACACTAATTTAAAAACTATGAAAACAGAATTTAACAAAGTAATTGATTTCTTGGAAACACAACAACAAGAAAACAAACTAAACACGAATCAACTGCATTTAATTATTCAGACTTTAGTAACATTTTTAGACGATGAACAATTGCAGGAAGTAGAAAATTTATTTAACCAATTTAAAAAATAAGACTATGAAAAACTTAATTGATTACTTTACACCAACAACCGAAGAACACAAATCGTTTTTAAGGCACTTTTTAAGCACTCTAACGATGTTTATAGTGTTGGGTGGTATGTTCTATTGTTTAATGTATTTAAAAGCGTTGTAATATGAAAAATAGAAATTTAGAATTTTGGAATAAAGGTTGGGAATTAACCTACGAATTTACAGGTTGGACTTATTCAATAGCAGGAACTTGGGAGTTCAACGATTGGGACGAAGTTTCGGAATATGCGTTTATTGAATTAGACGTTGAAATTTCGCAGAAGTGGGAAACAGAAACAGACGACAATTTACAACCGCACGTTCTTGGGGTTCGTATTTTAGAAGATTTACGTTTAGAAATGCAGGAAGCAATAAACAGCGATTTAGCACACTACAACTTTTGGGAATGGAAAACAAGCAATGACGATAGTAACTACACTTTTTACCACGAACTATGAAAACACAACAAGAAACAGAAACTAAAATAGTTGAATATTTTAGAAAAAATATTGAAGCAAGTATAAAAATTGAAAATGATAAATATTATAGTGATTTAATTAAAATTCCATTTGAATATATAGATTTTAATAAACCTTTAACATTTACACCAAACCCTATTGATTTTGCAATTTACAGCATAAAAGAAAAAAAAGTTATTTATATTGAATATCCTTGGAGAAAAAAAAACGGAGAATTAACTTATAATAAAATTTATTTATGAAAAGCGGAACAACCTACGAGCAATTAGATTGGTGGCAACGACAATGGCGAGGTTCATTTGACTTGGGGTTATACCTTGAGATTTGCAGAATTAAAAAAAACGAACAAATAAAATATAAACCTATGAAACGATTTAAAGCAACATTTAAAACTTGGGAGTACGTTGGCGCACCTGTTAAGTTAGAAACACGAATAGTTGAAGCATACGACTTCCAGCACGTTAAAAACTTAATACAAAAGAATGACGATATTATAATTGAAATTAAACAAATAGAAAAATGAAACACACCGCAGTAGAATGGTTAAGAGAAAAGTTATGGAAAGAGTTTAATTTTTCCTTTAGTGATAACATACTTGAACAAGCCAAAGAAATAGAGAAGGAACAAATGAAATACTTTATTCAAGTTGGATATTATGCTCACTCACAAGGTCACAAAAAAGACGAAGAATTATATAATTATTGGATTGATAACTATAACAAATAGAAAAATGAAAACAGCAGTACAAGAAGTATTTAGCGATTTAGAAAAATTGCATCCAAATTTATTTAATGTTTACACAACTGAAGGTAAATTTTTTATTAACCATTTTCACAAATATTTAGAAATGGAAAAAGAGCAGATTGCCCAATCCTTTGAAGATGGAGAATACAACTACTTTTATTCAAAAGAGGATGGTAAAAACTTTGAGAATGGATTTGAGTATTACAATGAAAAATTTAAACAACAAAAACAATGAAGATAGTTAGCCTTTATCCAAGTAATGATGTTTACCAAGTAGTAAGTGAAGATGAATCAAGTGTCCACTTTCAAGGTAGCAAAGAAGAATGTTTGAGATATTTACTGAAACAAGAACTAATTAAAAACGGAATAACTAAACAAATAGAACAATGATAGAACTAATAAAAGAAATAATCGAACAAGACGGACTTGCAAAGAAAAACCGTAAACGTGAAATAGTACACCGGAGAATTTATTTGTTTAGAAAGCTGCGAGAAGACGGACACACACTAAAAGGAATTGGAAGCCTGTTCAATATGAACCACGCAACAATATTACACGGTTTAAAAACTTACCAAGATTTAAGCGATGTAAACGACAAGTTATTTTTACACGATATAGAATACTACAAACTTCTTTTAAGTTTGGAACGTCCAGAACTTGACTTGCGTAAAGAAATAAAAGAAGCAAGGAACTTAAAAGACTTGCGTAAAATTCAGTTGAGAATAAAAAATAAATTTTATTAATCGTGTTTATGTTAAAATAATTATTATATTTGCGATATGGTTCGGTCTCACGTAATAGAACAAAAAAAATTATTAACCCTTGTTAATGAAGCAGAAGTGAGACCCTGCGGATTCAACAGGGGTTTTTTATTTACTAAAAATTTAAAGTATGGAAGAAATTATTTTACAATGTGTTGAAAGTAAAAATGACAAAATGATTGTTTCAATTGGAACTAATATTTGTTTTGAAGTTATTGAAAACGACACTTCAAAGACTGTTTGTATTAACACAAAAGATGCTGCTAAACTAATTCATTATTTATCAATTTATTTATTTAATGAGTTATGAGCGGTTGGATTAAAATACACAGAAAGTTTTTAGATTGGGAATGGTTTAATAAGTCTGAAGCTGTACACTTGTTTTTGTATATGCTTATTAAAGCTAATCACAAGGACAATAAATGGCAAGGTAACGATGTAAAACGTGGGCAATTTATTTCGTCTTTAGGTAATATTTCCAGTGCTACAGGAATTACTATTCAGCAAATTAGAACCATTTTAAAAAAGTTAGAAAAAACGAATGAAATTGTAGTAAAATCAACAAGCCAATTTACTATCGTAACTATTTGTAAATATGAATGTTACCAAGATGAAAATGAAGACACTAACAAACCAATAACAAACAATCAACAAACGACTAACAAACAATCAACAACAAACAAGAATGAAAAGAAAGAAAAGAATGAAAAAGAAGTGATTTTAGATAGTTGGATTGAATACAGGAAGTCGGCAAAAAAGACTTTAACACAACAAAGCATAAAATCTATTTTAGTTAAAATGGAAAAATATACAAATGAACAATGTAAGTTTGTAATAAACAAATCAATCGAACAAGGTTGGCAAGGGTTGTTTTGGGACAACATACAAACAATACAAGAAGTTAACGAACCTAAAAAATGGAAAGCACCGTGGAGTTAAATGGATATAAAATTACAGAAGCCGGAGACGTAATTACTCAACTATTTAAGTATAGAGACAATTACAATAATAAAGGCAAATATTTAGGATTTAAAAGTTTGCACGAACATTATTCTATGAGTTTAGGAAATTGTACAGATTGGACAGGTTTTCCTATGAGTGGTAAAACACAAGTATTAATGGAATGTTTAATGAACACTTCTAAATTTTATGGTTGGAAGCATTTAGTTTACTTTCCGGATGTTGGTTCTAATGTAGAAATAATTGCTGATTTAATACATAAGAAAACAGGCAAGAGTTTCAACCCTTTAGATAGGAACACGATTGAAGACAAAGAAATAACACAAGCTATTGATTGGGTTTTAGAACATTTTAAG